GTGCGAACTGGCCGCGGCCAGCGATGCTGCTCTCCTGAGTGCCGGGCGAAGCGTGCCGAGGTGCCTAAACGGCCGGCGATGGTTCGGCAATGCCTGTGCTGCCTGCTGCCTTTTCGCAAAAAAACAACCAATCGCAACGCCGGCAAGTACTGTTCGCGGAAGTGTGCGTTCGAGGCAAGGCGGCTTCGGCTCCCGTGCGCTACAGCAAGCAGAATGCCTATCGCAGACGCCGCGTTGCAGATGGCTGTGTGGTTTCACTCATGGGGTGCGGACGCAATTGAGCCAAGCCATTTCGGGCCACGGGCTGGAGGCCATAAGAGGCGATGCATTCTTCACGGCTGCCACTACGAGCCGGTGCGGACCAGAGTCGTCCTTGAGAGAGACGGCTGGGCGTGTCAAATATGTGGAAGTCCGCTGAAAAGAGTCGGCGTCGAATCCGTCGAGTACGGCTCAGGCTGCCCCACAGTTGATCATGTAATTCCGCTAGCTATGGGCAAACTGGGGCCAGGTCATACCATCCACAACCTGATCGCCTGCTGCCGTGGCTGCAACATGAAGAAGCGGGACCAGAACCCGACTGGCTGGTCGTGCCCTTGGCCGCGACCGGATGGATACTCCTTTGCGGTCCCGTAGGCTACGTTGTCATACTTTATGGCATGGCAAAAGGCCCGGCACCAACACCGAAGCACATTCTGGCGATGCGCGGCTCAAAAGAGGCGCGATACCGCGAGGAGCTTGGGACTCCAGTGTCTCAGTTGCCGGAGCCGCCGGACTGGATGAGGCCAGCGGCTAAGGAGATGTTCAGGCAAGTCTGCGAGCACACCCAAAGGATGGGGACGCTTGCGGAATCAGATACACAGGTGATCGCTCGGTACTCGATCATCTGGGACAAGTGGCAGGAAGCAGAGAGACACCTCGCTCAGGATGGCGAGTGTTGGAAAGAGGTTCTTGCACCCGATGGCACGCTGCGTTTTTGCCGGCCCACTAAGTGGCAGGCTCAGAGTAACCACTGCCACGAGCAACTCAGGCAGTTAGAAACCGTCCTCGGCCTGACACCGGCCGACCGCACCCGCCTGGGCTACCACGCCGAGAAGGTCGTCATCGATCCGATGGACGAGCTTCTCAAGAAGCGTGGCTGACGCCACTCCATGTCAGTCGACATCCGCGACTTCATCGGGCTCCTGAAGCATTCCCGCGGCGACTTCGCGGGGAAGCCGTTCATCCTTGAGCCCTGGCAGAGCGAGTACCTCGACAAGCTCTTCAACACGCTCAGGCCCGACGGCCTGCGGCAGTACCGGACGAGCCTGCTGGCACTCAGTCGCAAGAATGGCAAATCCGCCCTTTCGGCAGCGATTGGCCTGTTCATGCTCTGTTGCGACGACATCGGGGCCGAGGTGATCGTCGCGGCCGGCGACCGCTCCCAGGCCGCCCTGCTCCACACCGCGGCGAAGCAATTCGTCGAAAGCTGCCCGTCGCTATCGAAGCGTTGCACGATTTATCGAAACTCAATCGTGCTGCCCGAGCGGAACGCCTCGATGTTCTGCATCAGCAGCGAGGCCGGCACGAAGCACGGGTACAACCCAAGCTGCGTCCTGATCGACGAATACCACGTCTTCCCCGACCGCGAACTGGTGGACGTGCTCGAAACGGGCATGGGTGCCAGGGCCCAGCCGCTGACGATCTACATCACGACGGCCGGGAACAATAAGAACGGCCCCTGCTACAAGGACTGGCAGCGGGCGGAGAAGATACGCGACGGCGTCCTGACGGACGACACGTTCCTGCCCTGCATCTACGCGGCTCCGCCGGAGGCCGACCCCTTTGCGGAATCCACCTGGAAGCTCGCCAACCCGAACTACGGGATCACGCTGAAGCCGGACTACTTCCACCAGATGGCGACCAGGGCGAAGCAGTCGCCGGCCGAGGAGGTCGTGTTCAGGACGCTCCACTTGAACCAGTGGGTGACGGCGGCCGAAAAGTGGCTTCGCCACGGCGCCTGGGAGTCGAACTCCGACCCGCTGCGGCCGACCGAGGTCCGCCCCTGCTACTGCGGCGTCGACTTGGCGAGTACGACGGATACGACGGCCTTCGTGGCGGTCTGGCCCGACGATGACGGCACCTTCGACGTCCACGCCATGATCTTCATCCCAGAGGAGCGGGCCGAGGAGGCGTCCAAGCGGGACCGCGTGCCGTATCTCCAATGGGAGAAGGACGGTTTTGTTAAACTGACTGATGGCGATGTGTGCGATTACGACGAGGTAAGGGACTACATCCTCCGGTTCGCCGAGAGGAATCGGGTCCGCGCTGTAGCTATCGACCGCTACAACGCCACCCACCTGACGACTCAGTTGGTGAACGAGGGCATCGAGGTCAAGCCCTTCGGACAAGGGTTTGTCTCGATGTCGGCGCCGAGCAAGCTCTTGGAAACGCTCATCCTCGGGAGACGGCTCCGGCACGCTGGAAACCCTGTTTTGGCGTGGCAGATGAGCAACGTCCACATGAAGGTCGACGACGCCGGCAACATCAAGCCATCGAAGAAAAACACGAGTTCTACGGCCAGGATCGACGCCGCCGTGAGCCTGATCATGGCTCTCGGGATTGCCAGCGCGGAAGTGCCTGAGAACGACAGCTTCCAAGACCTGATGGTGCTCTGACGTGGAATCAGACCTGGCTCGCGAAGCCGCAGCAGCAGACGACGCAGCCCAGGAGACTGGCGACGTCGTCGAGCTACGCGGCAACATCGGCCGCATCTTCGAGGAAATCTCCAGCACTCGCCGAACTGCCGCCGGCGTCAACGTCAGCCCCGAGACGTCGATTGAGTGCGGGGCCGTCCTGGCCTGCGTGAGGATTCTGGCCGAATCGATGGCCGCCATGCCGCTCAACGTCATGCGGCGAAAGCCGGGCGGCGGCACCGAAATAGCTACGGATCAGCACCTTCACGAGGTTCTGGCCTACCAGCCAAACTCGTGGATGACGGCCTTCGAGTTCAAGGAACTCTTGATGTCGTGGGTGCTCCTCTGGGGCAACGCCTACGCCTGGATCAAGGGCGGCAGGAAGGGTGGCGTGACGGAACTCATCCCGCTCCACCCAAGCCGGATGGAGGTCAAGAGGCTGGAGAACGGCAAGCTTCAGTACCTCTACACCGAGCACGCTACGCCCGAGCGGCCGATGCCGGAGGTGACGAAGTATCGGCAGGACGAGATTTTTCACATTCGCTGGCTCTCGTCGGACGGCGTCACAGGCTACATCCCGACGTCTCTGTCGCGCGACGTGATCGGCCTGGCTCGTGCGACGGAGATCTACTCCGGTGCGTTCTTCGGGAACGGAGCGAGGGGCGGCGTCTACATCACCACCGAGCACCCGCAGAAGCCCGAGGCTCTGGCCCGGTTCAAGCAGCAGTGGGACGAGGCTCACCGCGGGCCGGCGAATGCCTGGAAGACGATCGTCATGCCGTTCGGCTTCCGGCGGAGCGTGGACGAGGTCCGCAATGATACGAATCAGCTTTTGGAGACCCGCCGCTACCAAGTCGAAGAGTGCGCTCGAATCTTCCGGGTGCCTGTCCACATGCTTGGCGATGTGTCGAAGGTTCGCCACAGCACGGTCGAGCAGTCGGCTATCGACTTCGTGACGTTCTCGCTCATCCCGTGGTGCCGCCGGTGGGAAATGGCCTGCCGGCGAGACCTCGTCGTGGACGACGCCAACTACTTCGTCCAGTTCGACGTCAACTCGCTCATGGCCGGCGACTACGCCGCCCGCTCGCAGTTCATGCGTGAGATGTGGAACATGGGCGCGCTGGACATCGATGAACTGCGAGCCCAGATCGGCTACAACCCGCTGCCGGATGGACAGGGGAAGAAGCGGTTCGTCCAGGTGAACATGCAGCTTCTGGACGCATTCACGGCGAACAACGCGACCGGCACGCCGGAGCCGAAGAAGTCGCCGCTGCTGCCGGCCGACTCGGAAGACCCGGCCGTGGTCGATCCGCAGGCTCGTGCCCTGGCCGACGTCGTCTTCAAGACGAACCTTCGTCGTCTCGCCGTGGTCGAAGCTGACGGCATCCTTGAGCGACGCAACAAGCCCGAGAAGTTGGTCGCTTGGATCGACTCGATGGCTGGCCGGATGCGCGAGGAACTGAAGGATGCGGCCGAGGCTACGGGCCGGAACATCGATGAATTCGTGGTAAATTGGACGAATCGCTCACGAGAATTGCTGCTGGAGTGTCACCGCAGCGGTCAAAAGTACGAGGTTGCCACCGAAGGATGGTGCGACAAGCACCTGTAGAGCCATGCCCAGCGCACCAGACGGCGTGATCAACGCACTTCAGGCGTCCGTTCGCCTCCATCTGACGGCGATCGAGAACTACCAGGCTCAGGCCGAGCACTTCGACCGCTGGGGCTACTCCAAGCTGGGCGAAAAGTGCCGCGGCGACGTCTCGGAGGAGCGAGATCACCTCAAAAAGGTGATGGCGAGGCTCGAATACTACGACGAGCAGCCCGCCTACGACCATGACGAGCCGAACTGGCCCCGCCACGACTACGAGGGCATCCTTTCGGCGAACCTAGAGCTTGAATCCGCGGCCATGAAGGTCGAGCGGAGCAACGTCTTGGTCGCGCGGGCGGCCGGCGACGAGCTTTCGGCGGAGATTTTCGCTGAGTTGCTCGAAGGAAGCGAGGGTTCGGTGGCCGAAATCGAGGCGATCCAGAAGGTTCTGGAGCAGATCGGCGTCGACAACTACCTCGCGAATCAGGTCTGAGGACGAACATGCACGAGATCGAGCGTCGGACAGGCCCACAGAAGAACGCCATCGAGTACCGCGACGACGGCAAGACGCCGGTGATCACCGGCTACGCTGCCGTTTTTGAGTCGGAGTCGAGGAATCTTGGCGGTTTCATCGAGACGATCCACCGTCGGGCCTTCGATCGTGTGCTGGCGAGCAAGCCGGACGTCGTCGGTGTCTACAACCACGACAAGAACTTCCTCCTCGGCCGCACTGGCAATGGCACGATGTCGCTTTCGATCGACGAATACGGCCTGCGGTACGCGATTCACCCTCCGGCGACCCGTGCGGACGTCGTCGAAGCGGTCCAGAGGGGCGATGTGGTCGGATCAAGCTTCGCGTTCGCCATTTCTGACGGCGGCGATGTGTGGAGCCGCGGCTCCGACGGCGTTCGACGCAGGGAAATCAGAGAAATCGGCCTGCTCGACGATGTCGGGCCGGTCGTCCGGCCAGCCTACGACAGTTCGAGCGTCGTGGTGAGCCGTCGAGCCCTCGAAATGGCCCTCGGCGAGACGCATCGGCCCAATCAGACGATGGCGAACGCTGCGAAGCGTGGTTTGAAGCTCGCGGCGCGGCACGAAGGCGTCGATGAAGGCGTCGTGATGGTCGCCGAGCGTGTCGCGGGCCGCGAAATCCTCGCCGTCGAGGAGATTTCCGTCCTCGAAGGCGTGTTTCAGCGGTGTTTGGCCGCGAAATCGGCCGGAGCATGGGCCGGAACGCCTGCTTGGATCGAATGGCAGCTTGCCGGCGGTGATTCGGGGTTGAAGTGGGTGCAGCGGAGGTCGCAGTCTGTCGCAGTTCCTGCGGCAGACGTGTCGTCCACTGCTCACCGCTCCGAGCCCAGAGCCGAGGTCAGCCTGGTTCCGAGCGCGGCGATGGCGGCGGCGGCCCGCAAGGGTCTGAAGCTCCACGAGGCCGGTCGCAGCGGCGACGGGCTCAAGCCCGAGACGGTCGCCAGGGCGAAGCGGATCGCGGCCCGCGAGCAACTGACGCCGGAGCATGTTCGCGAGATGCGGGCCTGGTTCCGCCGGCACAAGGTCGACAAGCGGGCGGGCTGGGACAAGCCGGGCGATGAGTCCGCGGGGTACACCGCCTGGCAGCTTTGGGGTGGAAACCCCGGCTGGCGGTGGGCTGAGACGAAGGTCTCGCAGATGGGCGAGGCCCGCGATCTGCCCGAGGACTCCGGCGAGATGGAGGAGAGCCTCCCCGGCTCGCTGACGCCGGCGAACGAGGCCCTCTACGAAGCCTACGAACTCATCGTCGAGGAGCATGGCAAGTGGCCGCAGTCGCTCCCGGCCGGTGCCCACTACATGGAAGAGTCACCGTTCGCCGAACGCGGGCTCGTGTGCTCGAACTGCCTCTTCTTCGAGGGAGGCGGTGCGTGCGAGATCGTGCAGGGAGACATTGCAGCCGACGGAATCTGCAAGCTGAACGTCATCCCCGAGGAAAAGATGTCGAACGAACGCAGCGAGCCGGCGGTGGCCGAAGTGACTGAAGAGAAGGTTGAAGTGCAGGAGCCGCAGCCCGACTACGAGGCTCAGGTTGCTGCTCTCAGACTCGCCGCGCTTCAGATTCACTTGCACGGCAACGAAGCGGCGTCGTAGGATACTAGTAGATACATCATGTGCCTCGCACCGGACGGTGCGAGGGACGG